CCCTATGCGTTGTGCTGGGGAATGAATGTACTGTATCACTAGATTTAGCATTGTGCATTAGGACTTTCCCTAATGTGCAAAAATACAACATCTAGCACAATAAATCATGTATCCACATTGCTTCCCCTCTGAACAGCACTACCGTGAATGGGTCAACTACGCCAAAATCGTAGCTGAACCCGTCCATATCTGTGAGGACTGCACAAAGGATTTTCAGAGGGAAATGCTCTTAGAGGAACGGTGCAAACCCTCCCCGAAGTGGTGGATAGGAAAAAAAGTTTCTGACCCTATTGCATAGATGTTTAATGTTGGGTTAAGATTCTCCTCAGACGCTTGGCGGCGTTTCGCAATAGGGTTACACATGCTGTCTGCTGGTATTGCGCCAGTCCGCCAACACCGAAGGGTGAGACAGCAGGTGTAGCCCTTTTTTTTGGGCAAAAAATGGAAATCAAAAATTGGTCTAAGTTCCAACATTTCAAAGACCGCAAGCCACCTTGGGTTAAGCTGTATCGTGATCTGTTGGACGATATCGAATGGCATGAACTCGACCCCAAAGCCGCCAAAGTGCTGGTCATGCTGTGGCTGATAGCAAGTGAGGAGGATGGAAAGATTCCACCCGTCAAACAACTTGCATTTAGACTAAGAATGGCAGAAAAGGATACCGAAGTATGCGTTTCCAAGCTGTCTCATTGGATGATACAAGATGATATCAACGCGATATCAGAGCAATATCAAAGTGATAGTCTAGAGACAGAGAGAGAGACAGAGAAAGAGGAGAGACAGAAAGCCACTATCGTGGCAACGCCTACCGGCGTTTCTGATTCTGTTTGGCAAGACTTCAAAACCCTCCGCAAAGCAAAGAAGGCTCCCATCACGCAACGGGCCATTGATGGCATCAAGTCCGAAGCGGACAAAGCCGGTTGGTCGATGGAGCAAGCATTGTCCGAATGTTGTGTTCGCGGTTGGCAAGCCTTTAAAGCTGAGTGGGTGGCTCCAAAGCCGACATTTGCGGACATTGCCAAAGTCACAGTGCCGAGCAAGACAGAGCGAGACCCCGCACTTGTCAAGCTGGACGAGGATAGGCAGAGAACTGGCCCACCTCCGGCTGAGATACGCGCCCAAATAATGCAAGCATTGAAAGGCAAGGTGATATGAATGAGTTGGCTTTATTCGCGGGTGCTGGTGGAGGAATACTTGGGGGAAAACTTCTCGGATGGCGAACAGTCTGCGCCGTTGAATGGGAACCCTACCCCGCAAGCGTACTGCTCGCCCGACAAAATGATGGAAGTCTCCCGCCTTTCCCGATTTGGGATGATGTTCAAACCTTTGATGGAAAACCGTGGAGAGGAATTGTTGATGTTGTATCGGGAGGATTTCCCTGCCAAGACATTAGTTCAGTCGGAAAAGGTGCAGGAATTGACGGGGAACGAAGCGGAATGTGGGGACAAATGGCGCGCATCATTCACGAAGTACGACCTCGATACGCATTCGTGGAGAACTCACCAATGCTCACTTCTCGGGGGCTTGGACGAGTTCTCGGAGACTTGGCCTCAATGGGGTTTGATGCGAGATGGGGAGTGTTGGGAGCAGGAGACATTGGCGCACCACATCAAAGGAACAGAATCTGGCTCGTGGCTTCCAACACCTTTGACTTCGGATTACAAAAAAATAACGAAGAACAAGGAATATCACCTAAAAAGAAATTTCGATCTGCCGAACAAATTGGTTCAGATTGGGCATCCCCCTTCAAAGAATGGAGGATGGGGGTGGTTCCATCCGGTCTTATCAGAGTCGATGATGGGATGGCCGACCGGGTGGACAGAGTTAAAGCCATTGGAAATGGACAAGTCCCAATTTGTGCAGCAACCGCATGGAGAATCTTGAATGACTAAAGAACAAGCACACGCACTGCTCAACTTCGTCAAGTTGGGGTTTGCAATACCCACATGGCGAATCAACAAAGCATTGACCATCACGGGGGATTTGAATGCTCAACGAGTTAGCCGATCACTATGCCAAACTAGCGATGACGAAGGGGTGGACAGAGTACACACGCCATCGGGTGAAGGAGTTACGCGATTCGAACGATATGTGGAAAGAATTACCCCGTATGGTGAAGGAGCGCATTGATGGACATAAACACGCCGAGAGGACGCGAATCGCTGAAAGCGGAACACCGAGCGATGGAGATATTCGCTAAACACTTTCCGGATTATGAGTATTGCGAAACACCAAAAGACAAACCCGCAGACATTGACGCGATCTTGATTAAACAAAATCAAATCATGCGGGTGGTCGAAACCAAATGCAGAGACATGACCATTGAAGAATTTATCGGACGATATAACTATCAATGGTTAGTGACATTCGATAAACTTGAAAAAGGAAAGCAAATCGCAAAAGCATTATGTGTCCCGTTCACCGGATTCTTATATTTAACTCAGTCTAATATTCTTCTTGTTCAGCAAATAGCAAATCACATCGGATATGTTCCGGAGATAACCATCTTGCCAACAACAACAAAAAGAAATGTGAACGGTGGTGAAGTAATCCGATCAAACGCATATATCGACATGAGCAACGCGACACAATTAAAATGATTCAAATCCATTTCACTGTCCCACAAGTCGCCGGAAAGGGCAGACCCCGCTTCGCCCGACAAGGAACCTTCGTCAAAACTTACACCGATTCCAAGACTTTGACCTACGAGAAGTCAATCCAAACCTATGCCAAGCAAGCGATGGGGTCTACAAGCCCTTTAAACGGGGCTGTAGCGGCTTATCTTCACATAAGAATACCCGTACCGCCATCGTACTCAAAAACGCGCCAAAAGGCTTGTATTGAAGGAACCGAACGCCCAACCAAAAAGCCCGACATTGACAACATCGTCAAAGCGATATTGGATGGTATGAATGGCATCGTGTATCTTGATGACAAGCAAGTGGTGGATTTGCATTTGACAAAGGTTTATTCCGCAACAGAGGGAATAGATATTATGGTGAGAGAAATATGAACCCTTTTAAAATCATTGACCAAACTTGCATTAGCTTTAGCGGTGGGCGCACAAGTGCCTATATGCTGTGGCGAGTTCTTGACGCACATAATGGAAAACTTCCGGATGATGCAGTTGTTTGTTTTGCCAATACTGGTAAAGAAGATGAGGCTACATTAAAATTTGTACATGACTGCGAAACAAATTGGAATGTGCCAATTGTTTGGTTAGAGTATTGTGCAGAAGAACCAAAGTTCAAAATTGTCAATTATGAAACAGCGTCCCGAAATGGCGAACCATTTGAGGCATTAATCAGACATTACAAGAAACTGCCCAACCCCGCGCAGCGGTGGTGTACGGGAGTTTTGAAAATCAGAGTAATCCACAAATACCTACGCAGTTTGGGGTGGAAACACTCGGAAATGGACAATGATGATTTTGTTGGCATTAGGGCTGATGAACCGCGCCGCGCTGCAAAGATGGCAAAGCATAAGATTCCACTGTTCACGGCGGGGGTTACCAAAAAAACAATTAACGAATTTTGGCTTAATCAGCCATTCAAATTAAATTTGGGTATTTTTAAAGATGAAAGTTTGCTCGGGAATTGTGACCTATGCTTTTTGAAAAGTCTTGATAAAAAAACAAACATATCAAGAATGTATCCGGAAAAAACGGTATGGTGGGCAAAAATGGAAAGTATTGTGAAAGAAATAACACCAAACCACACGGGCAACGGTAATTTGTTTCGTGTTGACCATCCCTCTTATCGGGAAATGGCAGACTTTGCATCTAACCAACAAAATCTGTTTGAAGATGAATCAATTGCTTGTTTCTGCGGGGACTAAATGAACTACACTTTATATAACCCCCAACAAGGACACGCAGTTTTAAAAGACTTGTGGCCTCAGATCAAAGCCACATTGATGGCGGGACAGAAATTAAGGATTGAGGTAAAACAATCTCGGCGCAGTGCTGAACAAAACGATATGTTTCACGGGATTATTCACAAGATACATATTGCGATGAAGGCTGTGGGTTCAAAATGGACTGCTGACGATTGGAAGCGATTATTAATCGACCAATGGGCACATGAGACAAATCGCAAGATTGGGAAGGTTGCCCCCTCACTTGATGGCGAACGGGTCGTGCAGTTGGGGCTACAGTCTCACAAGTTCTCAATTGAAGACGGGTCAGAGTTCATCGAGTGGTTGTTGGCATGGGCCGCACAAAAGGAAATTGATGTAAACTAATTTTGTTGGTGAAACGGATTGGCCCCGTGGTGCTTTTATTCAGTTGCTACCGACCCTGCCACATGGGAGCACCAACAAGGACACATATATGATGATGTTCCCCAAGTACAACTATTACCGGAGCAAGACCCACTTGAAGAATGTGGCATCTTTGCTTTGTCAACACTGCGGACGGGATGGGTCGGTTCAAGCGGCGCATTCCAATTGGTCAGAACACGGTAAGGGTCGGGGCATCAAAGCAAGCGACATTTATACCGCTGCACTCTGTCAAGACTGTCATCAAGAACTAGATCAAGGAAATCACCTCTCCAAAGAGGAAAGAAAACAAATGTGGATTGAGGCTCACAAAAAGACGGTTTTCACGATGACGATGCTAGACCTATGGCCTAGAGACATTGGTTTACCGTTAGAATATGATTAACCGATGCTGGTGGTCTTCCTCCCACAAGTGAACAGTCTGAGGCCGGGGCTTCGGCCCCTCTTTTTTAAAGGGTTTGTATGACCGGACTTCTCGCACCCGCTGCTGAAATCAGCATCGAGATCAAACAAAGCAAAGCAATGGACGAAGAAGGCGATTCTTGTCCCGTTGCCACACAAGACATTGAAGAAAACCTCAAGTGTCGACAAAAGGCCATCGACAAAGCGATGTATGGCCCGATGAACCCCAACGAACCCAATAACGACTATTGGCGCAAGCTGGCAGAGGGTTGGCGTTTGTCGGCTTCACAAGCAAAGAAATCAACTTGCGGTAACTGCGCGGCATTCATTCAGACCTCTAAGATGCTGGACTGCATCGACAAGGGCATGGGTGAAGATGCAGACGCATGGGATGTGATTGATGCTGGCGACTTAGGCTATTGTGAGTTGTTTCACTTCAAATGTGCATCAAAGCGCACTTGCTCGGCATGGATTGTCGGCGGCCCCATTACTGATGAAATGGAAGGCGAAGAATCATGATGAAAATGAAGATGACCCCTGCCGGACAAAAGAAGGTCGGTAAGGTAATGTCGGAGTACAAAGCTGGCGAACTGCACTCCGGCAAGGGTGGCAAGGTCGTGAAAAACCCCAAACAAGCCATTGCGATCAGTCTGAGTGAGGCAGCAAAGGTAATGCGTAAGCGCATGAAATGATTAAGCGCGGCAAAGAGACCTTCTCGGGGTACAACGCTCCAAAGAAGACCCCTTCACACCCTACTAAAAGTCATGCTGTGCTGGCAAAGAGTGGCTCAGATGTGAAATTAATTCGTTTTGGACAGCAGGGAGTAAAAGGTTCTCCGGATGGCACAAAGAGAAACGAAGCATTCAAAGCCCGACACGCTGAGAACATCGCAAAGGGCAAGATGAGTGCGGCATATTGGGCCAATAAGGTCAAGTGGTGACAAACTGTAACAATCACCAAACCAAAAGGAAGTGATGGAGCGAAAACTTGAATGGCGACAAATAGCGGATTTGATTCCTTATGCTAGAAACGCAAGGACTCATTCTGACGAGCAAGTCGCCCAAATAGCGGCAAGCATTAAAGAGTTTGGGTGGACAAACCCGATTCTTGTGGATGGTGACAATGGCATCATTGCGGGGCATGGAAGGCTTGCAGCGGCTCGAAAGTTGGGAAACACAGAAGTACCCGTCATTGAGTTAACGGGGCTTTCTGAGGCGCAGAAACGGGCCTACATATTGGCAGACAACAAGCTGGCCCTAAACGCCGGATGGGATATTGATCTGCTGGCAGAAGAGTTGAAAGAACTCAAAGACCTAAATTTTGATCTTGAATTGACCGGATTCAGTGACAAGGAACTGGCAGACTTTTTAACTGAAGAAGTGAAAGGGTTGACAGATGAAGATGCTGTCCCCGAGGTGCCGGAAGAACCAAAGACCAAACTGGGAGATATTTACCAATTGGGAAACCATCGATTGATGTGTGGCGATTCGTGCAGTCTTACCGACATGGAAAAACTGTGCGATGGTCAGCCTGTAGATATGTGGCTAACAGACCCTCCATACAATGTCGCCTATGAAGGCAAGACCAAAGAAGCACTCAAAATTCAAAATGACAGCATGGGTGATGACCAATTCCGTCAGTTCTTACGGGATGCGTATGTAACGGCTGATCTAGTAATGAAGGCTGGTGCAGTTTTCTATATCTGGCATGCCGACTCAGAAGGTTATAACGTCCGCGGTGCGGCACATGATGCTGGCTGGAAGGTGCGCCAATGCTTAATTTGGAAAAAGTCCACTATGGTCATGGGTCGACAAGATTACCATTGGAAGCATGAACCTTGCCGTTATGGGTGGAAGGAAGGCGCAGGACACCTTTGGGCGACAGACCGAAAACAAACTACCATTTTGGAGTTTGATAAGCCTAGCCGTAATGGGGAACATCCAACCATGAAGCCCGTTGCTTTATTTGAATACCAAATGCTCAATAACACCAAAGGCGGCGACATTGTGCTGGATTCCTTTGGTGGAAGCGGGACGACTTTATTGGCAGCTGAAAAGAACGGTCGTTATGCGCGGCTGATGGAGCTAGACCCCAAGTATTGCGATGTGATCGTAAAGCGATGGGAAGACTTCACGGGCAAAAAGGCTAAGTTAGTAAATGCTCACACCGAACCTTCGGAATTAGAAACGGTGTAATCATGCAGGGAAAACAACACATTCCAACTGAGGAAACTCGGAAACTAGCGCGGACATTGAGTGCGGTGGGCATACGCTTTGAGGACATTGCTGGCAAGCTGGAGATCAACACGGATACTCTGCAAAAGTATTACAGCAAAGACTTAGCCGATGGGCGTATCGATGCCAACGCGAGTATTGGCAAAACGCTGTATGAGCAAGCAAAGAACGGGAACACTACCGCAGCAATCTTTTGGCTGAAAACACGGGCTGGCTGGAAAGAAACCTCAGTAAATGAAATAACCGGCGCAGATGGCGCAGAACTGGTCGTAAGATGGGCACCCCCGAGCGTTCCATCGTAATCCCCTACTCCCCGAGAAAAGAGCAATTGCAGATTCACACTCTGCTGGACGCTAAACGGTTCGGGGTGGTGGTGGCCCATCGGCGCATGGGAAAGACTGTCTCAGCAATCAACCATCTGATTAAAGACGCGGTGAGCAACCAAAAGGAAGCACCGAGATACGCTTACATTGCCCCAACATACGGGCAAGCAAAGCGGGTGGCATGGGACTACCTCACGAAGTATGCAAGACCTCTCGGGGGAACTGAGAACATTTCTGAGTTACGGGTGGACTTTTGGAACCGCCGGATTCAGCTATATGGCTCAGACAATCCAGACTCACTGCGCGGACAGTACTTTGATGGGGTGATTCTTGACGAGATTGGCGACCAAAACCCAAAGATTTGGACTGACATTATTCGCCCGTCATTGGCTGACAGACTCGGATGGTGCTGCTTTATCGGGACTCCGAAGGGCCATAATCACTTTAAAGACCTTAGAGATCGGGCAGAAACTGAGGACGGGTGGGGACTGTTGGAGTTCAAAGCCTCACAAACAGAGGTCTTGAGCGAGACCGAACTAAAGGCGGCTCGGGTGGAAATGGGGGACGATAAGTACCTTCAAGAGTTTGAATGCTCGTTTACCGCTGCGGTGGAAGGGTCGTACTACGGTCAGCTATTGAACGATTTGGACGAACAGAACCACATTCAGACAATTCCCCGTGATGACCTCTGTAGAACAGTGTGTGCATGGGACTTAGGAATGGGCGATTCAACCGCGATTTGGGTGGCTCAGATAGCTGGCTCAGAAATCCGATTGATGGACTTTCATGAGAATAACGGGGTTGGACTTGACAATTATGTAAATTGGTTAAGGCATAATGGGTGGGACAAAGCCGAGCAAATCCTACCTCACGATGTACAAGTGCGGGAACTCGGGACGGGGAAAAGCCGACTAGAGGTTTTAACCGATGCTGGATTAAACATTCGGGTAGCCCCGCGCATGGGGGTCGATGATGGCATCCAAGCGGTGCGAAGGCTGCTCCCACGATGCTGGTTCAATGTGCCAAAGGTCAAACAAGGCTTAGACGCACTCAGAAACTACCGAAGGGATTACGATGAAAAACGCAAAATCTTCTATGAGCGACCACTTCATGATTGGAGTAGCCATGCTTCTGATGCTTTCCGCTATTTGGCAATCGGTCTAAACGAAACTTCGGGCTGGTCAAAGATGCCTACTCAAAATGTGAAATGGATTGTGTGATGGACGAACTTAAACTCAAATCAATCATTGACGCTGAGATTTCCAACAGTCTCGGTTATTTGGAGACTGAGACCACCGAACAGCGCAGAGAAGCACTGCAAAGCTATTTGCGGCAACCATACGGCAATGAGGTCGAAGGCAAGTCTCAGATCGTCACGGGTGAGGTTGCAGAGGCCGTAGACGGGTCTCTCCCATCATTGGTGCGTATCTTCTCGGCAAGCGATGAGGTCGTGAGGTTTGAACCCCGTGGCCCAAATGATGAGGCCGGAGCAAAGCAAGCCACTGAATATGTCAATTGGGTATTCAACCGCGATAACGAAGGCGTGATTATTCTTCACGATTGGTTTAAGGATGCACTGCTTCAAAAGGTTGGAGTGGTAAAAGCCTATTGGGAAGACAAAGAAGATGTAATCAAAGAAAAGTACCGTGATCTAACTGATGACGAACTCGCCATGCTGATGAGCGATGGCACGATGGAGATCGTTAATCAAGATACGCAAGAATTCGATCAGATGACCCCAATGGGGCCAATGAAGGTCAAGATTCATGCAGTGACGGTCTCTAAGAAGCAAAAGACGGGTCGAGTGGTGGTGGAGAATGTCCCACCCGAAGAATTTTTAATCTCTAAGAAGGCCCGAAGGATTGAGGGTTCGCCTTTCGTTGCCCACCGTAAGCTGATGACCCGAAGCGACTTGATCGCTATGGGCTTTGATGCTGACATTGTGGACGGACTTCCCGCGAGTGATTCACTGACATACACACCGGAACGACTCGTTCGATTCTCCAATGGTGAGCAACCGGATGACTCCACAAGCATGGATGACTCTATGCAGAGTGTTGAAGTGTTTGAGTGCTACCTACGGGCCGATATGGACGGGGACGGTATCGCTGAACTTCGTCAAGTGTTCTTTGCTGGAAACGAGATTCTTTCAAATGAAGAATGCGACTATGTTCCATTCCACTCGATCTGCCCGATTCCAATCCCACACAAGTTTTTCGGTCAATCATTGGCAGACCGCACGACAGACATTCAGCTTCAAAAGACCACTATCACCCGTCAGATTTTGGATAACCTCTATCTGACAAACAATGCTCGGGTGACTGCGGTTGACGGTCAAGTGAACTTAGATGATCTGCTGACTGCCACTGCTGGCGGTGTGGTGCGGATTAAGTCTCAAGGCGCAGTGCAACCGTTACAAGTGCAACCCGTTGCGGGACAAGCCTTCCCGATGTTGCAATATCTCGACTCTGTGGCCCAAAAGCGCACCGGAGTGACTGACGCATCACAAGGGCTAGACCCCGCTATTTTGCAGAATGTGACTGCTGCTGCTGTGGCATCTATGCAAGCTGCTGGCGCGGGTAAGGTCGAACTGATTGCGCGAATCTTTGCGGAGACGGGTGTTAAATCGCTTTTCAAAGGGATTCTGCATCTGCTCTGTAAGTATCAAGACAAGCCCCGTATCGTGCGGATGCGCGGTGATTATGTGGCTTTTGACCCGCGAGAGTGGTCGAATCAGTACGATGTGGACATTAATGTGGGTCTCGGTGCTGGCAACCGTCAAGAACAAATGGCAATGCTGCAAATGGTTCTTGCCAAACAAGAGCAAGTGTTAGGACAGATGGGGCCAGCTAACCCATTGGTCAGCATGGGACAGTATCGCAACACGCTCGGGAGAATGGTGGAAGCTGCGGGATTCAAGGACAGCGCAGAGTTCTATAAGGCCATTCCTCCGGAACTCGATCAGCAATTGAGCAACCCACAACCGCAAGCCCCTCAGATGACTCCCGAAGCACAAGCGGCAATGGCAAAGGTTCAAGCCGACATTCAGAGTATGCAAATGAAGGCAGAAGCAGATATTCAATTGGCCCGTGAAAAGGCGATGGCAGATATGCAGCTACAGCGGGACAAGTTCCAAGCTGAAATGATGTTTAGAAAGCAAGAGTTTGAAGCAGAGGCCCAATTGAAAGCAATGAAGGTCGGGGCAGGGATTACCTCAAACATTGAGATTCCGGGCTAATCATGCAAACATCTTTTGGGGCTTGATATGGGTGCATTTTCACAAACAATAGAGTGGCTTAAGGCACAGCAAGCACAGCCACCCGCGCCTGTTGCGGAAAGCACCCCGTCAAATTTAGTTGATACAAACATCATCTACAGCCCAAAGTTTGGGCAGTTAGATTTTTCGAATGACCCGTGGCAATATGCTAGTCGAAGTGGCTCCGGTACAGAACGGGGCCAAACATTTGCCATTACTTTCAATTTTGGTGGAAAGAATTATTCTTTTATTCCGGAAGACCGTATTCAAAAAGGTTGGGTAGATTCCGGAAGATATACATATTCTCCGGCGTTTTTAAACGAAGACACGATTAAAAGCCTTGCAACTAATGGCGAATACATTGACTTGTCAAAAGCCCCAATAACGGGAGCGCAATTTGCAGATGGGTCAACGATAAAGACCTATGGTGACTATTTAAGCAAAACAGAGGTTGGCGCATCGCCAAAAGGATTTTTAGTCCCTGCTGAACAATTGGGTAACTACTTCCCAAATACTTCACAAGTTGACCCTAAATTTGGTGCGATTAGGGGATTAGCGAGAGACCCCGATACGGGTGAATTAGGTTATGCGGCAACGGGTGGCGGCAACATTCAAGCCCCAATCGTAAAGGCTAGTCGAGTAAGTTACTACGAAAAACCATCCGGCGTATTGGCTGATTTTGGTCGGGCAATCATGGACTTGCCCCCCGTTGCAACATTTGCTCTTGATCTTGTCGTGCCGGGGCTTGGAACTGGAATAAGTGTAGGCCGAGCAATTGGTGTTGGAGATATTGAAGGCGCAGCAAAAGCATTGGTCATTGGTGAGATTGTTGGGCAAAGCGGCGTTGCTCAAAATGTTGCGGGTGCAACGGGTTCGGCTGCATTGGGTACTGCTGCTGCCGGAACTGCCGGAGGTTTGCTTGCTGGTCAAAATCTAGAACAAGCGGCAACTACTGGAGCAGTACAAGGCGCAATGAGTGGCGCTGCTGGAACCATTGCAGAAAATCAAGCCGCTAAGTACATCGAGAATCTTCCCATTCCGGATTACTTAGATGCTGGCCCTGCCCCAACAAGTGCGGACACAATGGCGGCATTTCCGGAGACCAATCCGGCTAACTTCGTTGGCCCACCAACATCCATTGATACAACGCCTCTTGATCTAACAACACCATCAAACTTTGTTGGCCCACCAACAGCTATTGATACAACACTGCTAGACCTATCAAATGCTGCGCCATCCACACAGACATATACCTATGAGGATGGAAGCACCCTCACGGTTGATAAAAGTGGTGGTGTAGTAGGTTATACAGATGCAACCGAAACACCATATAAGGGGCCAGTAGAAACACCGTCAAGCCCACTCACTAAATCGCAGATTGAGGGCATGATTAAACTCGGTCTAACTGTTGCTGGTGCAAGCGAAGCAAGCAAGGCAATTCAAAACGCAATATCTAGCGGTGGTGGAGCGCAAACAAGCGGTTTTCAATTCACACCGTCAGATATAACTGGCTGGGGTCAACCGGAATACACGCAAACCTTTCAAGGCCCAATCGACATAAATTCACTGTTTACCACCGACAATTTATTGGGTGGCACTCAATGGGCAGGGCTGCAAGGCAACCAATTTGCCAATATCCCGCAAGTGTCAATGTCTGACTTCATATCGAGTATCCAAAATGGAAAAGTTTGAACTTGCCAAGAATCTGCTCTCCGATGATTTCTTTTTGGAAGAAATGGAAGCATTAAAGCAATCTGAATTGCTGAATATAGTTAACTCTGCGCCCGATGATATTGAAGCGCGAGAACTTGCATATTTAAAAATTCATGCTTTACAATCGATTAAAAGCCACTTTGAATCAATCGCTGCCACGGGCAAAATTATTTCAAAGCGGTGGAAGATTTTGTAATCATAAGATTACACCGTGGCACTCGGTAAGTGCTGACAACTTGGGTTAGAAATGAGTGATAACACGGCTCCGCAAGGAAGTGAATCGCTGAATGTGGAACAAGCTGCATCCGCATTTTTTGGATTAATGGATTCTGAACCGAACGCCGAAGGCCAAGTCGAACAGAGTGCAGATTCAGAAAATGATGATGGCGTTGTTTCCGAGTTGGTGGATTCTGAAAAAGGTGAGACAGAGCAAACTAGCACTTTTCGCGTCAAAGCGGCGGGAGAAGAACGCGAAGTTACTTTAGATCAACTTATTGAGGGCTATCAACTTGGGGCCGACTACACAAAGAAGACCCAAACGCTTAGTGAACAACGCCGCGCTGTGGAAGCAGAACGGTCGAAAATTGACGAAGCAAACAAGTTAAGAGATCAGTATGCTCAACGCTTGCAGATGATGGAACAATTCCTAAGTCAGCAAACGAAGGGCGAGAACTTGGAGGCTCTAAAGGAAAGTGACCCTATTGGGTACGCAGTCAAGGTAGCAGAACAGCAACAACGCAAGGAACAACTTGCGGTTTTGAAGGCAGAACAGCAACGCATTGCCCAACAGCAACAAGCGGAACATTCTGAGAAACTCCAAAGCCACATTGCTCAAGAAAGCCAAAAACTTTCTTCTTCTATACCGGGCTACGCAGACCCAAAGACTGGCGACCAAATCCGAAAGGATATTCGGGACTACGCCAAGTCGATAGGGTGGACAGACCAAGAGCTTGCCAATGTCTATGATTCTCGTGCTGTTTTGAGTTTATTTCATGGTATGAAGTATTCTGCTTTGCAAAAGGGAAAGCCGGAGTTATCTAAAAGAGTAACAGAAGCACCCCGAATGATGAAAAGCGGTGTATCTCAACCGAGAGACAATCAAGAACAGCACAAAAAAGCAGTAGCGCAGTTGCGGAAAACCGGCAAAGTCCGAGACGCTGCAAGTGCGTTTGAACGGTTCGTTTAATTCAAGGATTTAATCATGGCAACTTATCAAACCTACACCTCTATCGGTCAACGCGAAGACTTGTCCGATGTGATCTACTCGATCTCCCCCACCGACACGCCTTTCATGTCGTCCATCGGTAAAGCCAAAGCAACCGCTACCAATCACGAATGGCAGACTGATGCTCTTGCATCTGCTGTTTTGACTAACTATGCAGTTGAAGGCGATACCGCATCTGATGCAACCATCGGCGTTACCACTCGCGTGGGCAACAAGTGTCAGATCAGCCAAAAGACCGTGAAAATCTCCGGCACTTTGGAAGCTGTTGATAAAGCAGGGCGCAAATCTGAGAAAAGTTATCAATTAGCGAAAGCAAGTGCAGAAATTAAGCGAGACATGGAGACCACTCTGTTGTCGAACCAAGCAAGCACGAACGGTAACTCAAGCACTGCTCGTAAATTGGGTGGTTTGCAAACATGGTTGGCGACTAACGGTGACTTCGGCACGAACGGTGTTGCTGGCGCAAGCGGCACGACCACTCGTACCAACGGCACTAATCGCACCTTTGACGAAGCCACTCTGAAAACTGTGGTCAAAGAGGTGTATGCCTCCGGTGGCAATCCCAAAGTGTTGATGGTGAACCCTGCTCACAAGCAGTTGGTCTCTGCCTTCACCGGTATCGCTGCACAGCGTTTCATGGCTCCTGCTGATGCACCCACCACCATCATCGGTGCTGCTGATGTGTATCTGAGCGACTTCGGCACGATTTCTGTTGTGCCCAACCGCTTCATGTCATCCACCAATAGCTGCGATGAAACCGCATTTGTGTTGGATACCGACATGGCATCTGTGGCCTATCTGCGCCCCTTCCAAACCAACGAGTTGGCAAAGACGGGTGATGCGGAAGTCACTCAGTTGCTGGTGGAATACACCTTGCAAGTGAATAACGAAGCTGCACACGGCATCATCGCTGACTTGACTCCCTAAGAGTGAATACCCCCATGTTTAACCGCATGGGGGTTTTTCTATGACACAGTTTCGTCAATCTGTTGCCCACGCCGATGGCGAAGGCGGCATCATCGTTGAGACACGCCAAGACATAACGGCAAACATCGAGCAAAATCTAAAGGAATTCAATTCCTATGATGAACGCGCAAGATGGTCGGATGATATGTTTGGCAATAAGGTCGCTTCAATTCCTTTAACAGTGATTGACGATCTAAACGCAAAAGGCATCATGAGAGGCTTTGCGGTAGTGGATGAAAAGAAATTCAAAGAATTCCTAAACAGTCCGGACAATCGTTTTTTCAGAACTAGACCGGGGCGAGTATGAGCATTGCGACATTCTCTGAACTCAGTACAGCGGTTGCCAACTATTTGGCCCGTAGTGACTTGACCGATCAGATTCCCGACTTCATTCGGTTTGCAGAACTGAGGCTTCGCAGAGAACTCCGCATTCGGCAAATGCTCAAATCAGTTACCACCACTACGACTAGTGGGGACGGAACGGTAGAGATACCGTCAGACTTTCTTGAGGCTAGAGACTTCTATGTAACGGGGAACCCTCCGCAACCATTGACATATCTGTCTCCATCGGTGTTTATCAGAAACACAGATTCTCATGTTCGCGGCAAACCGTTGAATTACACAATTTTGGCAACTGAGTTTCAGTTAGCCCCAATGCCGGACAACACATATACGGTTCAACTGCTGTATTACTCTGCTCCGACATTCCTATCAAGCGGAAATTCAAGTAATGCGTTTATGGCTAACTCTCCCGATGCTTTGCTTTATGCGGCATTGTTGGAGGCAGAACCATACATCATGAACGATGCACGAATTCAGACATGGGCGACCATGTATCAAAGGGCAATCGACACATTGGTTAGATCGGATGAATCTGCTCAATACTCGGGTGTTCCACTCGCAATGACTTTATCAAAGAGGTAAAAAATGGCTGCAATGTCTAACTATCTTGAGAATGCTTTAATCAATGAAGTACTCCGCGCAACTGGCTACACAGCACCTACAACTGTCTATGTTGCACTGTTTACGAGTGACCCTACAGATGCTGGTAGTGGTACTGAGTGCAGTGGTACATCTTACGCTCGTCAGTCTGCTACTTTTGCTGCTCCCTCTAATGGTGCTTCTAGCACTAGTGCAGATATTAATTTCCCGCAAGCTGGAGGTTCATGGGGAACCATCACCCACTTCGGTATTTTTGACGCTCTCACTAGCGGGAATCTGTTGGTACATGGTGCTTTGACCACTTCCAAAACAATCGACACGGGCGATGTATTCAAAATCGCTAGTGGCTCTCTGACTGTCACCTTTGCGTAATGGCAGATGTTTGTGGCCCATTCACGCTTGAACAGCTAGACCTATTCGGGGATATTGATAGTCTAGCCTTCTCGCTTGATTCAACCGTTTGGACTGATGCGAATGTCTGCATCATTGAAGCGGCGGCATCCGCATCGGGTGCAGGGTCGGTCAACGCAAGCCCCGTAGCAGTATTGGCGGGGACATCGTCTGTAAGTAGCACAGCAACAACGCAGATTACTTACATTCGTGTAAGGAACTCAAGCGCATCTGTCAGCGGTAACGCTTCATCTTCTTCCGGCTCACAAGTAACCTATGTTTCTAGTGCTTCGATTACGGGGCTTGGAACGGTCTCCGCAAGTGGAGTAAGGGTAAGGTTAGGCTCTGCCTCAATCAGTGGCGTAGCGACCGTTTTAGCGGTTGGAAACGGCATCTACTCAAGCGGCGCATCGGTCTCCGGCACTGCTTCGATCATTGGTGACGGTTATCGAGTAAGGCAAGGCACGGCTAGTCTGTCCGGTGCTGCTACGGTATCGGCTGCGGCAATCAGAATCCGAACCTCAAGCGGGTCGATCAATGGGACTGCGGCGGTCTCGGCTCTCGGTGGGTTGGTCTCAAGTGCTGCGGGTATTCTGAATGGAATAGCGACAGTTTCGGCTGTGCCATCGGTGACATTTCAAGCGCAAATGTCGATCAGCGGGACGGTAACGATTTCTTGCATTGGCATCCGATTGGGTGACAATTGGTCAAATGTCGCGGCAGACTCAAACACATGGACTGATGTGAGTGCTGGTGGGAACACATGGACAACCGTAACCGCTGACGCGAATACATGGACAGATGTGGGAACATCGGGAAATACATGGACAGACACCGCAACGAATTCAAATGAATGGTTAAGGAATGGATGATGCCTACTCAAAGAATCGCATTAGGTGAATGGCTCCCCGATCAACCGGGGCTAACGGGGGCATTGACGGTTGCAAAGAACTGCTATCCGGTAACTGCGGGATACGGGGCATTTCCATCTGAGGCCAATTTCTCGGCTGCGGCTGCGGAGGATTTGACCTCAATCATTTCTGCCAAAGACCAAAGCGGCACGACAAAACTCTTTGCTGCTGGCCTACACAAAATCTACACGGTGGACTCTGTTGGGGCTTTAACGGGTGTTTTTAGCTTTACGGGTACTTATTCCCAAAGCGGCACGACTACGCTAACGGTGACTTCCATTGCTCACAAGCTGAAAACGGGTGACTCGTACTATCTGAACTTCACAAGCGGCACAGCGACAGACGGTCAATTCACGGTGACTAAGCTGACTGCGGACACATTTACTGTAACGACAACCTCCGCAACAACTTCGGGCAATGTGACCATTTCACGGGTGGCAGACGGGTACGACACACAAGAGGGCCAACGGTTTCGCTTTACCCTTTTTGGTAATCAGATCATTGGGACAAACTTCACTGAGAGACTTCAAGTCTATTCAGCGGATGGAAGTTCATCGTTCAAGAATCTGTCAGACAGTGCGCCTATCGCTAAGTTCATCACTGTGGTGCGAGATTTCGTGGTTTGTGCCCATACAGACGAGAGTGGCACAACTCGCCCATATCGAGTGCGGTGGTCAGCGATCAATGACGAGACCAATTGGGTTGAAAGTGTAACCACTCAATCTGATTATCAAGACATTCCCGATGGTGGACACATCACGGGCATTCGCGGTGGCGAGTTCGGGATTATTCTGATGGAGAAATCAATCTCCCGCATGAGTTACGCCGGAACACCGTTCATCTTCCAATTCGACAACATCTCACGGGGCAAGGGCTGTATTGCTGCGGGGTCGGTTTGTCAGTATCAAGGGCTGACTTTCTTTTTGTCGGACGATGGTTTCTATGTCTGTGATGGACAGAAAGTCACGCCCATTGGGGCAGAGAAGGTAGACCGTTTCTTCTTCAATGATGCGAATTTGGACTTCACCACAATGTCAGCGGCGGCAGACCCCATCCGCAAGATGATTATGTGGAACTACCTCTCGACTGATGGCACAAGAAAGATGATTGTGTACAACTTCACGATTGGTAAATGGTCGTACATGGAGACTACAGCGGACTACATTTCAGACGCTTCGACCGCATCTGTCACGCTTGAGCAATTGGATTCTGTGAATGCCTCAATTGATGCTTTGGCGGTAAGCATGGACTCGGGGCTTTATGCCGGTGGAAAGTATTTTCTCGGCGGCACTGATGGGGCGCGGGTTATTACATTCACGGGTGCAAACAAATCAGCAGTTCTTGAAACGGGCGACATTGATGCGGGACGCTCGATTGTGATGCTGGCGCGTCCTTTGGTGGATAACGGCTCTGCGAGTGTTTCTGTGGCCTCTCGGACGCTTCTAACTCAAAGTCTGTCGTTTAGCAATGCGGCTGCGGCTGACACTGATAACCGTGTATCTCTGAGAAGTTCGGGAAAGTATCACAGACTGCGGATGCAACCAACTGGAGACAATTGGAAAACCGCGATGGGGTTGGACATTGATGTTGTCCAACAAGGAATCCGCTGATGTTTAGGATTCTCCCGTTCTTTGGTGGCGACCCGCGATCTGTTGCGGAAGTCGTTAACGGCATCATGAACGGCAAGACCAACAATGTCGGGATTGTCACGCTTGCCACCGGAGGGGCCACCACTACAACCATCACAGATAGACGCATTGGGGCAGACAGTATTCTTTTATTGACTCCACTCACAGCGGCAGCTAATTCGGATGCTGTGCCTTATGGGGCTTTTCAAGACAATACAGATCAGACCATTGCAAGCACGACTACTGCATATCAGATGACCTTTGACACGACAGATTACACCAACGGGGTAACTGTTGTAACGAGTGGCGGTAAGGCATCACGCTTGACTGTGGCGAATGCGGGGATGTATAACCTTCAATGGTCGGGGCAATTCAACAATACTGATAGTCAAATTCATGACGCATCGGTATGGATTAGAAAGAATGGAACCGACATAGCGGGTTCAACGGGCGAGATTTCTGTACCAAATCGGCATGGCGGTGTGGATGGGCATTTGCTTGTGGGGTGGAATTACTTTGTAGATATGGCAGCAAATGACTACATTGAACTCATGTGGTCGGCAACAAACACGGCAATATCTTTAGAGCATTTGCCTACTAGAACATCCCCAACAAGACCATCAACAGCGTCTGTAATTGCTACATTAAGCTATGTCAACACCTCATCATCGTTCAATGTGTATGTGAGTGCAAGGGGCAAGGGAACCGCAACGCTGACACATTTTGCAAACTCAACCGCTGACAAAACATTTGGGTATGTAATAGTTGGCTGATACAATGACTCTAGTGGATGACCCTGCTGGAGTCCTTTTAATGAAAGGATTATTTCATGGCAACGGAAATTGCAACCACATCGCAGACAACGCAGATTGACCCCGCGATACAGCCATATTTGACTTATGGCCTTGAACAAGCAAAAGCACAATACTTAGGTGGTGGCCCTCAGTACTACCCCGGACAAACCTATGTAGGCCCATCTGCGCCCACACAAACGGCCCTACAAGCCCTGCAAGCAAGGGCAATGGCTGGCAATCCTCTGTTGGGTCAAGCACAAGGCAATGTGAGTGGGATGCTGGCGGGTGACTATCTCGGCGGCAATCCATTCTTTCAAGGCGCATTTCAACCCGCTGCGACTGCTGCACAGACTGCCTTCCAAAAGACCATCGGCGACATTTCTTCCGCTGCTTCAAAGGCCGGACGATATGGCTCCGGTGCGATGGGCAATCTTGAGAGTCAAGCGGCTGGAACCTTTGCCCAAAAGCTGGCAGACACAGCGGGTCGGCTCTCTTATGAGAACTACGCTCAAGAACGCCAAAACCAAATGCGGGCACTCGGCATGGCTCCGGGACTCGCAGAGGCAGACTATGGAGACATAAACAAGTTATTGGGCGCGGGTCAACTCGGTGAGGGTTATCAGCAGACCGCACTTCAAGCGGACATTGCCCGACAACAGTATGAGCAACGCTTACCCCAACAGCAATTGCAAAATTACTTGAATATGGTTTATGGCTTCCCTGCTGGCAAAACCACCACCACACAAACACCGTACTACACGAACCCCACCGCTACTGCATTGGGTACGGGCTTACTCGGACTGAATGTGTTTAATCAAGCAAATCAAGCAACCGGAGGCAGTTTGTCTAGTGGATTAAGAAGCGGATGGAATTACCTAACAAGCGGTTTTGGTGGCGGCTCTCCCGTCAACACGGGTCTATATGATGACTACTCAAGACGCAATGAAGTTGATACAAACTTCTAAGGAAAATCATGGCACTACTTGACATTTTCGGCTCGACTCCATCGTATTACGGTGGGCTATTGGGTGAGGACGAGTTAAATCGCGTCCGGCAACAAGCCCAAAATCAAGCACTGCAAAACACTGCATTGGCTCTTTTGCAAGCTGGCGCACCAAGCAGAACGCCGGGAGGCGAAGCACTCGCCATTGCTCAAGGTCTAGCGGGTGGTCAGCAAGCCTACAAACAGTCAATGGAAGATGCTTTGCGCGGCAAAATGTCCGAAATGCAGATTCAAGACTTCATGCAGAAACAGCAAGAGGCTAAAGCACAGAAACAGCGGCAACAGCAAATGCGTGAAATGTTCCCGCAAATCTTTACGCAGACTGTCACGCCCGAACAGCAAACGATGTACGGTGAAGCGGCTCGGGTGGTTCGTGATGATGAAGGCAACTTGATGCCGGGGGCACAGATTACCCCTGCACAGCGTCAAATCTCTGTTGACCCCAATAAGCTGCAAGCATTGGCGATGTTGTCCAACGACCCATTGGCGGCATATTCGCAGATTGCCAAACTTGTGCCCGATTTGCGTAAAGCCGGATTTGTCGGCGGTATGCAGCAAGAAAACCCATTTACTGCATTCACCAAAGACGAGAGTATTCCCGCACCATTACGCGCTGTGGCTGCTCAGTATGAGAGAAGCTATGCAACGGGTCAGATCGATCAAGATACTGCTGATAAACGGTTGGCTGAACTTGGTCAACGGGTGCAGTCTGCTCAACAATTCGCACAGAACCAAGCTGGAATTCAATCACAAAGAGAATTCACGCAACAAATGCAGCAAGAATTGAAGGACTTGAAAGAGCGAGGGATGCAAGATTCCAATTACTTCAAGCAACTTACAGCGCAAAACACCGCTGCGATGCTTGACCTCAGACGAGCAACAGAGGCCAACAAGCCGGAAACATTCTCTTATTCTCAGAAAAAGGAATTTGATGTTGTTAGGAAAGCCAACGAAGAAGCGGCAAGTGCTGAATCAAGTGCGGCTATTGCAGATCGTGCTGCACCATTGTTGCCACAAGCCTATGGCGGCAAGATTGAAGCAACCATCAAAGGAATGGCGGGTGCGCTTGGCCCAATTGGTACAACGCAAGCGAAAGAGGCAAACGATCAATTGGTGCAATTGTCTCAACAACTTGCATTGAAAACGCCTAAGTTTAGTGGCCCCACATCTGATGCAGATGCAAAACGCTACGATAAGGCGGTTGGTGATTTGGCTAATCCGAGTGTTTCATTGACATCAAAACAAGAGGCATTGAAAAGCATCAAAGAATTGGCGCAAAAAGCTAAGGATTACGCTGCACAGCAAGAAAACTACTTCTATCAAAATAACAAATCGCTGCGCGGGTTTAGGTACGAAGAAAATCCATTTGGACGGTAAATATGACCCCCACTACAAAAGACATTTCTTTGCTGACTCAGCGTCCGGAACTTGCCGACAAGTTTGATAAGGTCTATGGTGAAGGTGCTGCGGCAAAGATTCTTGCTCAAGCCAAACCCCAAAGAAAAGAAGAAAAGGCCGGAACCTTTGAGCAATATATGGGCGCGGCTACACGGGGTCTTGCGCCATCTGTTGTTGGCGGTGCAGCCCTATCCCCACTCGGGCCAATTCCGGCTCTTGTAGGGGCTTCTGCGACTGCTGGCGGGGATTTCCTAAACGGTCTAATTAACCTCATATTGGCGGGTGGTGAAAAGGTCAGCGGTCAGCAAATGCCGAGACTGCAAATGCCTTCTCAAGTCGTTCAAGATTTGATGACACGGGCCGGAGTCGCTAAACCTACTGAAACTGGCCCACAATTGGTAGAGGCCGGAATGGGTGCATTGGGCGGCACTGCTTCTCAACTGCGCTCGATGCAACAACTTGCACAAGCTGCACCGTCCATCACGCAAAAGATTGCCCAACAGATGGCACAGCGTCCGGTTGCTCAGATGGTGACTGCGCCTCCGGCGGGTGCTGCGGCTCAATTGACTGCTCAAGCTGCTCAACCGTATGTTGGTGACATTGGTGCAATGTTGGCGGGTATGTTGGGTGGTACTGCGGTTGGTGGTGCTGGAATGGCTGTGGCAAATCGTTTCAAACCCGCACCAAGCATGGCAGAGCAACGGGCAGCAAAAGTGGCACAGACTGCGGTTGATCTCGGGTTTGAGGGTGAATCAGCATTAACACCGGCCCAACGGGGAACCAACCGAACGGCACAAATCTTTGAGGGCGTAGTGTCGAATATCCCCGGCAGTGCCGGACAGATGACTAGACGCTACACGACTCAAGCGGATAAGGCCGAGCAAATCCTTAACTCATTGGCTGCTAAGTTTGGCGGTATGCCGGACGCACCGGATACGGCAATGGCTGTGGCGGCTATGGCTGTGCGTAATGCTGTGAGCAAGAATGTCGATAATATTGGCTCAAGCATTCGTGAAGTGGCATCAAAGGCTGATATTCCTCTGAGTGAAGTGCCGAACTTCCAAGATCAGATCATGAAGATTCGTGCGGGTCTACAGTCAATCCCTCCGGCTCTCAGACGCGACCCATTGTTTCAAGGGTTTGAAGAATTCTATTTTGGCAAGCCCAATGGCGAATTGGCGGCTAATGTCGAATCGTTTATGACTCAAGCCGGAATTGATCGCACAAGCCCCAAATACGCTCAGACTGCTGCACAAGTGCGTAAACAGTTAGTTGACAGCGGTATCCCCGAGTTTGAGTTTGAGGGCTATGCACAAAGAGGGTTTATCCCCGGCTCGGATTATCAAGATCAACGGGTTTTGTTTGGTCAACTTGCAGAGGCCCAAAAAGGCACAAAGGTGGGTCAAGCATTCCGACAACTGCAAAAAGAATTGGACAATGCGCGAGAAGTCACATTCAAGAATGCGGGTATGGATGATGACCTCAAAGAACTGCGCTCCCTTCGTGCTTCGTATGGTGACGCACTTGATCTCAAGCAACGATTTGCAACGGCAAAGGATGCTACTGTTGTTCGCTCGATCTCCACAAACGAGAGTCAAGCGGCAAACAATGTGATTCCTCTGTTGGACAATGAAGGAAAGTTAAAACTCGCTCAAGGCGTATTGGCTGACATTAAATTAGAGTCATTGAGTCCGGCGGGTGATTTGGACATTACCAAATTCGGTAAGACCGTGATTAAACGAAACGAACGCTCCCCCTCTACATTGCCAAACATCTTTGGAATGGAAGATGCAAGCACGATGATCGGTTTGGCAGATGTTGCACAGACTTCATTGAAGGCAAAGATTCCTTCATCCGGAACGCAAGAACGATTGACAATGAGCAACTTGCTTACATCAATGCCCGCGAAAGTCGGTGCGGCTATGGCGGGTGGTACTGCTTTGACTGGTGAACCAATCTTAGGCACTGCATTGGCTCTTGGTACTCCAGCATTGGCAACAAAGGCATATTTGTCACCAACCGTTCAAAGTCTCTATGAGAGAATGAATGTAGTAGACCCATTGCTTAACTACATGAGAGCACCAATCAATCCGATGTTGGAATATGCTGCATCGCCTAATCTTTTGTATTCTGCACCGCAAGTTCCATATTTTGAACTGCGCGGAATGGCTCAACCGGACTAAGGACTAAATCATGCCAAAGACAAAAATCAGCGAGTACAGCGCAACCGCTAACTCAAACACAGATGTAGCGTCAATCAACATTGATGAGGGCTGCGCTCCGAGTGGAATCAATAACGCCATTCGTGCCATCATGGGCCATCTGAAAGACTTTCAGAGTGGTACATCAAACGACCCGTTTACCGTTGGCTCTAGCGGCTCTCTAACACTGTCCTACGGCACAGCCAATGGCGTTGCTTATTTGAACGGCTCCAAGGTGCTGACCACGGGTAGTGCGTTGACTTGGAATGCGTCTTCTTTTGGCATTGGAACAACTCCACTTACAAATAAATTGGCGGTTGTTGGAGATACAACTAACTATGGAATTTTGTCATCCAATCCATCGGGATATGGTGGCATAAACATTAGGTCTAATACTATTACGGCCCAAACATGGTCGTTTATTGCACAGGATAATGGAGCAAATTCTGACCTTTTGCTTTATGGCGGCTCATCTTCTGGAACTAAATTAACCATCGACTCCAGCGGTAACTTGGGATTGGGTGTTACGCCTAGTGCTTGGAAAACCACCAAAAGGGCAATGAATTTGTTTAGCGCAAATGGATTGGGCTTGTCTGGTGGGGACTATGAGTCACAAGTGACCAATAATTGCTACGATGCTTCTGGAGGATGGACAAGAATTGGTGCGGCGTATGGTGCGGGTAGATACGAGCAGTTTAATGGGGGTCATCTTTTTTATGGAGATGCCGCTGGGGCTTCTGGGGTATTCACTCCTTCGCTGAGAATGACCCTTGATGCAAGCGGTAACTTGCTGGTGGGGACTACAACTATTACCAGCACAAAATTAGCGGTTGCTTTTAACGGCAATAGTGAAAACGGGTCGATATTTAGGACTACCACTGACGCATCTGGTGCAGTGTTTGCGTACTTTCAACAAAGTACAAACATTTGTGGATTTATTTCGCGTGTTGGTACAACATCAGCAGTTGTTTATTCCACTACATCAGATTACCGCCTAAAAACTGTTGTCGGTGCTGTAACAGGCCACGGAGAACGCATTGATGCTCTTAAACCAATTGACTATCAATGGAAAGAAGGCGGTCAGCAAGCCCGTGGTTTTTTGGCTCACGAATTCCAAGAGGTTTATGCAAGTAGCGTTACAGGAACAAAAGACGCTATAGATGCAGATGGAAACCCAAAATACCAAGCTATGCAAGCAGGAAGCTCTGAGGTTATTGCAGACCTTGTTGCTGAAATTCAATCCCTTCGTAAACGCCTTGCGGCACTGGAGTCAGCATGATTACTTGGAACATATCCCAACTTGACCGACAAACCTCAGATGGTTTTGTCACTACCGCACATTGGCAAGCAAATGCAACAGATGGGGATTACTCTGCATCTGTGTATAGCACTTGCTCATGGAGTGATGGCACTGCAACCATTCCATATGCTGATTTAACGAAAGAAACTGTCTTAGGATGGGTATGGGCTAATGGTGTTGATAAAGAGGCTGTAGAGGCTTCTTTAGAGGCTCAGATTGCCGAACAGAAAGCACCAAAGATCGCAAGGGGTCTGCCTTGGAACTAAATCTCACATTGACCGTTGAAGAAGTGAATAGCCTTCTTCATGTATTGGGCGAGCTTCCCACCCGCATGAATGCCTATCCTCTCTTGATGAAGATCAAAGAGCAAGCGGAGGCTCAATTACCGAAAGAGCAAAGTGAGTGAAGATGTGGACAAAAGACTAGCTGTGCATGAGGCGATATGCGCTGAACGCTACATCAAGATCGTAGATCAGCTATCAGACGGTTCTAAGCGTATGAACAAGATCGAATATCTGCTCTACGCTGTGATTCTTGCTGTGTTGCTTGGCCCCGGCGTAGCGGCTGACTTTGTGAAAAAACTAGTGGGGTTGTGAAATTGACCCTCTTACGCTTTTGGCAATGGCAAACGGATGCGTTGCTGCCATCCGAAAAGGGTGTGAACTCTACAAAGATGTTAAGGGCACGATTTCTGCGGCGCAAAAGACTGCCAAAGAGGTTACAGCCATTGCAGAGGAAGTCGGTGGGTTCTTTGGGTTCTTCAAGAAGAAACCTAAGCCTACAGCCACTCCCGTTGCCGCGCCAAAACCGAAGAAGGCAGAACCCGAAGTTTGGGACGAAGGTAAAGTCATTGCTGATTTGGCGGCTAATCTCGGACAGTTCTTCAAGATTCAGCAACAGCTTGCAGACCACATTCGAGAAGAAGAAGAAAAATCTAAGAATGTTTATGACCCAAATCAGAACATCATGGAATCTGCTCTTAACCGAGAATTGGCAAAAACTCAGTTTGAAAAGCTATCTAAGGAAATTAGAGAGATCATGGTGTATCAGTCCCCCAAAGAGTTAGGGAACTTGTACACCCGTGTAAATCAAATGAGGGTGCAGATCATTGAAGAACAAGAGCAAGCAAGATTGGCACAAGAAAAAAGGATTCGTGAAGCAGAATGGCAACGGCGCAAAGTGATTTCAGCAATTCAAGACAAGGCCATCTACGGGGTAGTTTGCCTAATCTTCATGCTGTATCTCGCTCTGTTTTTCAGTTTACTCGTAATGGACAGAAAAGTCAGATGGGGTTTCTAGTCGCTCTCATTGCAATGGTGATTGTGTTTGCCTTGATGCTTCCTTTGATCGGCAGCATTTACTATGACACGCTTGCCACACAGAAAGAAAGCAAAATGCAAATTGAACGCATGGAGAGACTTCGCCAACAGCTAGAGCAAGACCGTAAAGATTTGGACAGAATGAAAAATGACTCAAAATAAATTCTTGTGGTGTGTAATCGTCATATCCATTGCAGTGATTCTGCTTTTGGGTGGGTGTGAGGACAGATACAGATATGTTTGTCAGAACCCCGACAAGTTCGATCTACCGGAATGCCAAAAGCCAAAGTGTTTATTTACCCAAACTTGCCCCGAGTATCTTGTGGCCCCAATTCTGACAAACAAGATTGAACCCCCAAAGGAAGAAAAGAAGGTAGAAAATGCAACCAACTGACACAAAGCAATCTATGAACGACAAAATTCAATTGGTCGAGACTTATGTTTGGGCAAGTGTCGTTTTGATTGTGACCGTCATTCTTGCGGGTATTGTGATGGCGATGCTGTACTCGGTGACATTTGTCACTCAACCGATCAAAAGCATGGCCCCCATCGATCAAGCATATTTGAAGATGATGAACGATATTGTCTTGCTCATTGTTGGCGGCATTGGTGGCGTGATGAGCAGAAAAGGTGTTCAAGCGATTACAGATAGGATTTCAACACCTACCCCACCCGCTGTTACTACCGTAGCTTCTAGCCCTACTACCGTAGCTTCAAACGCTTTGCCCGTGTGGGTCAATCCACCCTTAGATGAAAGTTGGGTTCCCCCACCTCCCCCCAATACCCCACCCCAACATTTAGAGTCTGATTCAGTGCGAGAAGAAATCGCTGCTGCTCGGCATGAGGTGAAGAATGGTTAACCCATATCTCATCATTGGGGCGATGATTGCTGTGGGCGGTGCTTATGGCTACGGGCATCATGTTGGATGGGGTGATCGTGACGCTGAAATGCAAGTCGAGATTGCCAAAAAGAACGATGAAGCGCGAGAGAAAGAACGCGAACTTTCCCAACAATTGAATGACCAATCAACCAAACTATCGGAGGCCAACAATGTCATCAATCAAAAACAGTCTTCTCTTGATCGTGCTATTCGTGATGGTCGGCTGCGGCTCCAAACCACAAGTTGCGTACAAGCCCCCACAAATGCCCCCACTCCCACCGGAGATAGCTCAAAAGAAAGAAGTGAACCTAACCGAACGGTTTATGAAACTACTGACTCCGACAGAGCAACCCTCGCAGCCATTGCCGAAATCATCGCCCAAGGCGACAGAAACACCGCGCAACTGAATGCGTGTATTGACTCGTACAACAAAGTAATGGGGGTGATGAATGGTCAACGCTGAACAACTGAAAAAACTCCACATTGGGGCTGAATGGGTCGATGCCTTAAATGAGACCTTTGGCAGATTCAATATCTCTACCAAACGCCAACAAGCTGCCTTTATCGGGCAATGTGGACATGAATGCGGACACTTCAAGACATTAGAGGAGAATCTAAATTACCGCGCTGAAACGCTCATGAAGCTGTGGCCTAAAAGGTTTCCCACTTTGGACTTTGCTAATCAGTACGCACGAAACCCTAAGAAGATCGCCAACATGGTCTACAGCGGTCGTATGGGAAACCGTGATGAAGCTAGTGGGGACGGGTATCGGTTTCGCGGTCGCGGATGTATTCAGCTTACCGGACACGCTAATTACTTCCATGCGGGACAAGCATTAGGGGTAGATTTCGTGATGGAACCCGATTTAGTCGCCACACCCAAATATGCGGCTTTAACAGCGGGTTGGTTTTGGTCAACGCATGACTGTAACCGTCTCGCGGAAGAAGCGAATTGGACTGCTCTCACAAAGAAAATCAACGGTGGGACGATAGGGCTTGACGATAGGATTAACCACACCAATCAAGCCTTATCAGTTTTGTCATAACAACTTAACAAAAAAACAATCCAATGCGCTAATGATTATTCGCGCAGACACCCGCAAAGATTCAGTACAAAACAGACTTTCTGCACTACAAAAAATCTGTTTACCATATGACAAGCCCGATGATACAAATTTTGGGACTTGGTGGATTGCTACTAAAAATGGTGTGGATATTGGTTTCGCGGGTCTTGTTCGCTCTGTGCGGTGGACTGATTGTGGGTATCTTTGTCGTGCTGGTGTTATTCCTTCTCATCGTGGACAGGGACTACAGAAAAAGTTTATTCGTGTCCGAATTAGACAAGCGAAAGCTATTGGGTGGAAATGGTTAGTTTCTGACACAAGATTCAACCCTGCCTCTGCCAATAGTTTGATAGCTTGCGGTTTCAAAATGTTTGAACCTTCTAAACCTTGGGGTTGCAAAGACACCCTTTATTGGCGAAAGAAACTGTAATGGCTATTACTAATTTTTCTGACGATCAAGTCATTCAAGCTATTCAAAGTAGCGAGTCAATGAGCAAAGCAAGTAGATTGCTAGATATTGATGTTTCTGCCCTTTATAAACGGCGCAGACGAATTGAACATAAAACTAAAAAAAAGATTGAAGCACCTCAAGCAGAAAAACAAAGTAGACACGCACATTTGCAAGTTTCATTGACGCATCCGCATAGCAATAGTTTGGGTATCCTAAACGGGACAGTCATTGTTTTCTCTGATGCACACTTTTGGCCCGGCATTCACTCTACTGCCTACAGAGGTCTTTTGTGGGCCATCAAAGAACTGAAACCCAATGCTGTGATTGCCAATGGCGACATTTTTGATGGGGCTGGAATCTCTAGACACCCACGAATCGGATGGAGTAAAGCGCCCACAGTCATTGAAGAACTAAAGGCGTGTACTTTGGCGATGGGAGAGATCGAAGAAACGGCTAAAAAGGCCCGTCACAATGTCAAATTGATATGGCCTTTAGGCAACCACGATGCAAGGTTTGAGACGTTCCTAGCGGCTAATGCGCCCCAGTATGAGCAAGTCAAAGGCTTTAGCTTGAAAGACCATTTCCTAAGTTGGGAACCATGTTGGTCAGTATGGCTAAATGAATCCACTGTTGTTAAACATCGTTTCAAAGGTGGTATCCACGCAACACATAACAATACGATGTGGGCAGGTACTAACATTGTTACTGGGCATCTGCACAGCTTAAAAGTAACCCCATTCTCTGATTACAACGGAGTGAGATACGGAATCGATACTGGAACGCTTGCAGAACCTTATGGCCCTCAGTTTGAGGACTACACAGAAAAAGGCCCACTCAACTGGAGATCGGGCTTTGCGGTGCTAAATTTCCATGATGGCAAGTTACTGCTTCCCGAACTGGTGACAACACACGGCCCCGATTCCATTGAATTTAGAGGCCGCGTGATTCCGCTTACTTAACTTCTTCCGCGCTATCTTCCGCGTCATCTTCCGCATCATCTTCGCCATCTTCAAAAACGATTGGATTCCAAACTCCAATCCAACCCTCTGACTCTTGGAATTCGACAAATTCTTTGATGACCTCAATGATTTCAAAGTCGTTGGTTTCAATGGTCAACTTGCTATCACCAAGCCAACCCATTTCAATTTCAATCTTGTACATGATTTCTCCTTAAACTGCGGATTGCAGCCAAAGCATATTATGGTCAGCACATGACACAATTATTTGGAAAATTACTATTGCTAAGAATTCTTTTTGGTCTTGTATCGGTTGACCATTCTAAGTACTGTCTCATGTGAAATAAAGCGATGCCCGTTATAGCACTCCCTTCGTCTGACAAGCATATTCTCAACAGTCTTAGTGTGTTGAACGAATGAGATTGCTCCGCACTCGGGGCATTTCATACCGCTATTGTTGGTACTCTTAGGATTCATTGAGGGCAAGCCAAACCATAAAACAGATGACAGAAATGGCTAGTGCGATTCCTACGAATCCCAAACCAAAGATGATTAGAACTGTCTCGATCACATAACCCCCCTCATTTCCCATCCGGCTAAAAAATAATTCCATCGGTTTTGCATAGCAGGGTAGACATATTTACCGTCAATCATGGATAAATCGGCATCTGTATAGCCCTTAGAGGCCATCAACGCTGCAAAGACTTTTCGTGCTTTCATGTGTTCTCCTCTGTGCGCTGTGGTGGGTGGGTGTAGTAACGCTTGAGCATCCACTCCATCACATCACGAGATACAAAATTCCGTGTGTTTTGATAGATTTCTTGCTCAAGGTCTTCTAATGTCGCCACAGGCTCTTGCTCTGGCTCCCTCAATGCCGCAACCACATCGTTCACAAGCAAGCGCAATGGGTCAACAGCATCAAGGCCAAGGCAAGTAGTTTTCAATCGTTTAATCAATGCTTCTTTGTCAGTCATGCTGCCATCCTCTGATTCATTTCAATGTTGTACCGCTTTGATCTGCTTCGTGCTTGCCTTTCTGCACCCGTCATCTTCTGCCGCTTTGCGTCTTTGCCTTCACCAATCTTGTAGACCTTAATGGAATCACGACCGCGATTGTCTTTCTCCCATAAGCAGATGTGTGCAGCACCAAAGGCATGAAGTTCTCGCGTGTATTGAAGAACAGTCACATAATGCAAACCCGTTTCCTCTGCTAACTCTTTACAAGTCATCGTCCCATAAAGCATTAGCTTAATCAGATTCGCTTGTGAGATAGCATTGATCTTGACGATCTTGCGACCTTTGTTATTTGGTGGTTTCATGCTTCATGTTTCTGATGTACACAGTAAACGATTGAATTGTGTCTTTGCCAAACGCTAGAGTGCATTTCTCAATGTGTTGGGCGACTTCTTCAATCACTTCATTTCGCGCATTGTTTTCAGCGTATCGGATTATTTGGTGCTTGCGTGAACCTTGAAGACCCCAATCGCCTTGTCTGCGACTGAGTTCTTCAAACGCTTCATCTTCCGGATTCATCAAAATCCAATGTCATCATCTGCGGGTAAGCCTTCATACTTCGGCTCTTTGGGCTTTGGGTCGTTCATGTATGCCCAACCGTCCCACCCCGCATAGATGGGCATCACATCGAGTTTCAGCATGGGGCCGTTCTTTGTGTCGATGACAGACCCAATACGGATGTATCGTTTCTTTTCTTCGCCTTTTGCGTTGGTGTATGTACCCGCAACTACGGTAACTTCTTTAAGCAGTGCCATTTTTTTCTTTCATTAAAAGTTCAAGTTTTTCGTCAAGGTCGGAGAGAAATTTCACCACTTCGGTATCCATTTCGCTGATTAGCTTCTCGTCTCGCTCAACTCTTTTGGTGAACATTTCCAACCCCTTTAATCTCGGGTCAAAGGAAACGAAATCACACCATTCTTTTCCGGTACATCTAAGCTGAAACTGAATTTGCTTGATGTACTTTGCGGGAACCTTTTTGTTTAGCAGTGTGTCGATGTGGGTGGAAGTATTGGGACACTTAATCTCAATGATTCCATTGCCCACAATCCCATCGGGAGAGGCTCCAGCCATTTCAATGTCCGGATGAGCAATGAACCCCATTTGATCGACCAACACCGAATTGACCATTTCGTAATGCGCTCGGGCCATTGGCTCGGTCTCTGTCCCCCATGCCATTGCTGCATTGGTGAACGACTCGGCTACTTCACCCGTCAAACGCTCACAAATCAATTGGGCCATGTAATCGTCCCGTGACGCACCATAACCACCCGTTTTGAGTTTTGCCATCACATCGGAGACGCGAGAGGCAGTTACTTTACCTAATCGGGCGGCGAACCATTCCGGTGTACCTTGTTCCATTACAGACTCGCTTTCTTCAAGTCTTTGGCAACAATGATGGCATTCTTAGCGGCTGCATCATGTCCGGCTATCTTGATGGCCTCAAAGTAAGCAGACTTCAATTCTTCCTCTGTGGTGGCTGCATCAATGGAGGCGATTAACGGGTCAATGAGTACGGGCTTTGATGCGACTGAATGGGTATGGGCATCGGCATCGTTGTCGGCCTCTGTGGGGATGCTAAAGGCTTGAAAGGCCGCATACTTGTACGCTGCTGACATAGCCTTATTGGTGGCTTTGTCTCCGCTGTCCATTGCTTCGCCAAAGGTTTTGACGGTGTGCTTAGAACCGTCCTCTGCTGAGACAAAATCAAACTCAACCTCAACAGTCACATAAAACAATGCGCCACCCGATTTGCTTGCCCGTTCAACACATTCACGGGTAAGAACACGGGGCAGAATACAAAGGCTGTGCTTTGCCAATAGGGGCGCAATGGCGTTATACACATCGTCAATGCCCCTAAAGTTATATCCGCTGCCTTGCATATTCCTACGGTCTTTTGTGATGCCTACGGATGACAATTCTGATTGAACAGCGTTAATGGCTTTGTAAACTTTCATTTTGAATCCTTTGCAATAAGTTCGGTTTGGAGTGTTTTGATTTCTTCACGGGCATTGTCGATGTGGTTGACCAACATACGAATGTGGCCTTCCAACATTTGAATGCGGTAAAGCAGTCTTTCAAGTTGATCGGCATCATGCTCACGGTATAAAGTCTCTGATGTTTGTTTGACAGAATTGATGATGTAATTAGCGTCCATTAGGGTCTCCAAATAAAACAATCAAGGGCAATCACGATAAGGGCTACAAGGCTCACCACACGCACTACCTTGTCGGCAAGTGTCAGACGGGCTACATGAATCTCAATGCAAGCACCGTTCTCCAAACTGTTGGGGAATGCTTCGGTGAATGTGCGTGGGAATTTGGTTCTGTTAAGCATGGAAGTCCTCAATCATGGCGATGTGATGTTTCTTGATCTGCGAGTAGATCAGTGCTTGATCTGCTGCTGTGAGTTCATAAGTGACCTCAGTTCCGGCGGGTTCATCTTCAAAATCTTCGGTGGTGTAAGCGAACCAATCGTAGACTTCGGAGAGACCGACAGACTCATCGGCTTCAAAGTAGTCAAACTCGACCGTGAGATACCCGTAGTCGATGCTGTGGACTTCGGTGGAGTAGGTTAGATTTTTCATTTGCTTCCTAAAAGACCCTATGCGTTGTGCTGGGGAATGAATGTACTGTATCACTAGATTTAGCATTGTGCATTAGGACTTTCCCTAATGTGCAAAAATACAACATCTAGCACAATAAATCATGTATCCACATTGCTT